GTCACGCCGAACCGCGACGATCCGCTGTAAAACTCACCCTTCCTGAAGGTGTTCTCCGTGACGAACGGGTACAGGCCAACGGCGTCCGGACCGTACGTGATCTCGGCGGCGTACCGGTGGGTCGAGTGCCGGGTCAGTTTGAAATCGTTCCAGGCCGAGTAGAGGCCGTTGGACGGGCAGACCTTGATCCCGACGGTCTGGTTGTCCGTGTTCCCGATCCGGATGTTGCAGGTGTCCGTGCCCAGGATCAGGTAGCCGATCGAGTTCGATTGCGCGTGGTCCCGGTAGGTCGGGTCCAGCTTGGCGGCGGGCAGGATCTGCTCGAGGTACATCGCCGGCGACCCCACCGACGTGCCCGTGATGCCGGTCGCGCACTGGTTGTTCGTAGTCCAAAGCACAGGCCGCCCGAGGCACTGGACGTTGCACTTGAACCAGATCGACGTGGAGACCAGGTACTTCGACCCGATCGGCTCCGGGATCACCAAGGTCTTGAAGTTCGCGTCGCAGAACGAGGCGGCGTCCTGGATGGCCTTGGTGTCGTCCGTGACGCCGTCGCCCACAGCGCCCCCCCAGGAAAGCCGCTGCTCGTTGAGTCGATCGTCGAAGATGTACCGGCCACCGTCCTTCGCGGCGATCACGTTGGCCCGGTTCGTCGCCGTGGTGTCGCCAGGGACATGCCGTGCGTCACGGTAGTTTCCCCAGTCGCCCGCAGTCTTGTAGCCCTGGACACGGACCCGCTCACCAGGCACCGGAATCCGCACGGCCAGGTTGGTGAGGGCCTGGACCGCGACGACGGTGTCCCGGTCAACACCGGACGCCGACCACCCCGAGCAGCAAAGGGCCAGGGCAAGGATGATCTGTGGGATCGTTCTCATCAGACTCGGGTGAAGGTCGTGCCCTTCTTGTCCGCCACCACGTTGACACCGTCCGCCGGGCTGGAGGTCACCTCGCGGACGAACCACACCTTCGCAATCGGAGTCGGGGTCTGGCCGTCCTGCATGAGCATGATGAAGTTCACGCTCGACGAGACCGTGACAGCCGCCAGCGCCGACGGGCTGGCGAACAGCGTCGAGGATGACGCCATGGAATCACCGGACGACGTGCTCACCTCGGAGTCCTCCGAGTACATGGCCGCCGCGTCCCAGACATCACCGGTGAGCCGGGCCGGCCGGGGAAGGAACTTGACCCAGACCTGGTTCACGACGCCGCGCTTCCGGTCGATCTGGATCTGGATCCCGTCGCTGGTCTCCGCCCATTCCAACCGGGGAGCACCCCGGTACCGCCGCGGGTCCGACGCGTACACCTGGATCACCAGGCCGATCGGGACCTTGCCGGCTTGCTCCCACGGGACGAACGGGTCGAACTCCGTGATCTCGGTCCAGTAGGAGCTGTTGGAGACCGCAGTCCCGACGGGGGGCTTGACGCGGGCCTGGTAGAAGGATCCGCCATCCGGATCCCGCACCTGGTCACCGACGTCGTACTGCTCGTCCGCCTTCCACCACCCGGGCGTCAGGGTCGATGCCGCGTCAGACCAGTGGGCGAGATCCGTCTCGAAGGATACCCCACCGGATCCCAGCGAGGCCGGCTGGTTCCCCGTGGTCGCGACGAGGGCCTGGTAGTAGGCGTCCGTCGGCGGGAAGTACACGAACTCGCCCTGCTCGTAGGCGACGACCGGATCGTAGTCGGGAGCGAAACGACGGCATTCCGTGAGGTCGATGTCCTTCCACGGCGCCTCGTTGGTCACCCGCTCCAGGGCCTTCGAGATCGCGCGCTTGGCAGAGTGCCACTGGTCCGAGTTCGGCAACGGCTCGCCAGGGGCGTCAGGGTTGGTTTCCCAGCCCATCTCGTCCCAGACACCCTTGAGGATCTCGGAGTACGCGACAGCCTTCATCGGGTCAGGACCATGGCACGGTAGAAGTCGCCACGGTCGGAGTGACGGTGTACGAGCTCGAGCAGGAGCGCGTTCGCCTGAGCCTGGTAGAGGGCCCGCTTGTCCGACTGCCCATCGCCGCCCAGCAACGCGACGCAGGCCTCCAGGACAATGAACCGCTCGAAGATCGACGGGATGCTGACCTTCACCCACTTCTCGGGATTGGTCTTCGGCGACTCGCCCGCCAGCGTCGCAGAGACGCAGCGGTACCAGTCACCGACACCATCGTCCTCAAAGTAGGCCTGCTTCGGCATGGTCAGAGCGCGAAGCCGGTGGCGTAGAGGAACCCGTCCGCGGCGCCCTGTCGGACCGCCTTGGCAAGCTGGGCCTGGGCCTTGCTCCAGATCTCCCGGGTGCCGGCGGCGTAGGCGTAGCCATTGGTCGCCGACGGCGTGCTACCGTCGAACGTGACGTAGAGCGGGTTGGTCTGCACTTCGACCAGGACGTAGCGCGCGTTGTCCGGGAACGAACTGGCGAACCCGACCGCCGCCGTCGAAACCGTGAGCCGCTGCGCGGTACCGCCAGCGACAGGGGCCATCTGTTGGATGAGTCTCATGCTGCCTTCCTGTATCCGACCTGAAGTTTCGTTGGGGCTTCCGGGACCGAGAAGCTGTCGTCCTGACGCCCGAGCCATCGGATGAACTCCGGATCCTCCCAGACCATTTCGCGCGCGTCGCAGACGCGGCTGAAGTAGGAGACGAAGTAGGGGTCGATCGCGTGGGTAATGGGTCCGATTCCAGGCTTGGTCGTTCCGGGTCCGACAGCCCCCTTGTAGAGCTTGGCCAGGCGCGCCTGATTCGCCTTCGCGATCGCGAGCTTCGCCACGTTCTCGTCGCTGAGGGTTCGGCGCAGCATCTCCCGCGTGGACTGCGGGAGCCGGCTGATGTCAACGGTGAACGCGGCCATGGAGTTGAAGGTAGGCGGGGGCCGGCGAGGTGGGGTCTCACCGGCCCCCGCGTGTCAGGGGCCCGCCAGGTCAGGGAGGAGCGATCGGGGCCGTGGTCTTCACCGCGTCAGCGTCGGTGTCGAGCTTCAGGTAGATCTCGGCCACCAGGGCGGTCACGCCGGTCAGGTCCGTGCCGGCGGTGTCGATCTGGATGTCGATGTGACTGGCGGAGGTGTAGGGATACGGCATCGCCGTGCCCTGGTACCGCGTCGCAGTCTTGAGGTCCTTCGCGCTCAGGAAGCGCGTGGCGGAACCGCTGTCGCCAAGGGACAGCGTGAGGGTGTTGCCGTTCACGCCGGCAGTGGTCACGTTCAGCAGGCAGTCCACCAGCCGGGTGCCGGCGGCGAACGTGGCGGACGCCTTGAGCGCCGGGAAGATCGAGTATTGCGTGGCCTTCGTCAGCGCGACGACGTCCGCCGCCTTCAAAACGACCTTGTGGGTCCAGCCGCCACCGTAGAGGGTGTCAGTCGGCGAGATTCGGAGCAGGTTCATGGTCTTTGGTCCTCGGGTTGAGGTTTGGTTTCAGCGTTCGCCGACGGTTAGCTGGTCGGCTGCCACTTGGCCTCGCCCTTCGGGTTCTTGCAGACGAGCATCGGGATCGCCTCGCAGAACGCCTCGTAGGAGCCGCCGACGTAGGGCTTGCGGATCCACTGGGGCTTGTTGTTCCACCGCAGCTGCCACATGTCCCGGTGCAGGAAGTAGGTGGTGTAGTTCTTGCTGGTCGCGTTCGCGTTGAAGAACACGTTGCGCCAGCTGATGCGGAGCTCGACCGGGCCGTAGTCCGAGTTGTACCGCTCCACGACACGGGTCACCTCGGCCACGCCCTGCCGCATGTGGACGACGCCCGTGGCGCCGGTGGGACTGCCGCCGACCAGCGTCGAACTCGGAGTGAACAGGGGCATCTGGTTGAACGCCCGCTTCGCCTTCGGCGCGCAGAACGCCGTGATCGGGGCCGGCTTCTTCAGCACGCCGCCCACGGATTCCAGGACGCTGATGATGTCGTTCTCCGTGATCGAACCGGTCGCCGTGGTGATGGCAGAGGCCGCCGGCGTGAGGAACGAGGTCGGCACCGGGTAGAGCGCCTGCGCGGTGCTGGAGATCCAGGAACCGACGCCGCGGGTCTGGTAGCCCTTGTCGGACGCGCCCTCGACGTGGTCGTTGTCGTTCAGGAACGCCGCCTCCATGTCGGTCTGGAGCTCGTACGTCGCCTTGTTGATCTCGCGCGCCAGCTCGTTGTCGAGGCCGGCGACGTTGCTCACGTCCTGGTGGAGCTTGGTGACCGCGGCGGCCTTGGTGAAGTAGTGGATGAGCGCCTTGAGGTGACCGCGGCTGTCGCCCGCGGACTGGAAGCCCGTGACGGGCTTGCCATCCGGCTGGGCATTCTGCTGCGGATCCCGGTAGGCCTCGGCCTGGTAGTCGTAGAGGACGTTGACGGGCTTGTCCCCCGAGGGGATCCAGTCGAGGAAAGGCAGGGCCTCGGCCTCCACATTCGTGATGAAGTTCGCCCAGTCCTGCTGATTGCCAACGATGTCGGCGTAATTGAGCATGGTTCAGTGGTGAGTGACGTTGTGAGTCACCGCTTCGTCGCCCTGAGTTGGGCGGCGATCCACGCCTCGCGATCCTCCGCAGTCGATCCCCGTGCCAGTGCATTGGCCTTGAGCTGACGGAACTGTTCGTCGCCATCGCTCTCCTGCACGGTTGCCCTCGGCGCACCCGGAACACGGGGCGGCTTGGGCAGCGGCTTCGCAGGCACGGCGGCCTTCGGCTTTGCTGGCGCTCCAGCCGACGTCGCGCGCCGGCGGAGCTCGGCCAGACCGATGGCTCCAGCGACGGCCATCAGCGGCCAGTCGGCGTGATCGCGGAGCCAGGGCCTCGCCTCCAGGATGTCCTGGACATCGCCGTGGAACGCGGACGCGTCATCCGCCATCTCCGGAGCGAGCTTCGCGACCGTCTGCAGGGCAGCCGTCTCGGTGGTGATCCACTGGTGCCGCTTGGGCACCTCGCGGAGCACGTCCTGGGCGGCATCCCGCAGCGCCCGCAACTCCTCGCGCAACGCCTTCGGCGACCACCCGTCCTCGGGTGGCTTAGAGCCGGCCGCCTCGAGGATCTTGGCGACCCCCTCGGGGTCTTCGTTGACCTCGAGGAGGAGATCCGCGGCCCGCTCCGCCGTCGCCTGCGCGGAGTCCCGGTACTTCACCAGGTCTTCCGGACCGGAAACGCCGGCCAGCAACTTCTCCGCCGTGGTCCGGGTACCAGGACCGGGAAGCCCCTGGGGCTGCTGAACCTGGGCCTTGAGCTTGTCGATCTCGCCTCGCAGCGATTCGATCTCAGCCTGGCTCTCGGTCAGCTTGCACTTCAGCTCACGCTTCTGGTCCTTCAACCGCCGCAGGCGATTGATGATCCCAGGCTCGTCAGCCTTGTCCTCCTCGGCCCGATCCGCTTTGGGCGCATCCGCGTCAGCAGCTCCAGCCTCACGATCGGCCAGCTCAGCCTTAGCACTCTCAGGGTTCGACTGCGAAAGATCGGAGGCAGTCTCGCCGCCTTCAGCCGGTGGTGACTCTTTACCGGCCTCGGGCTTTGCTTCTGCCTGCGGGTCCGGCTGCGCCTCACCCGGACGCCCCTCCTGGAGCATCCTCAGGATCATCGCCTCCCGACCCTCACTGGTACTCAGCTGTTCCGCGGAGGCCTGTCTGTCGGCCTGACCCGGGGTAGCCGGTGGCGTGGTTTTTTCGGGCGTTTCCACGCTGCCCGTCGCGCCAATCGGCGCAGTCACTTTGTCCATGCGTTTTGTCCCCACAGGCGGGGCGAACCGGTTTCGCCGCGGAGGCACCGACCCCAGTCAGATCGCCGGGGTCGGTGGGAATCCGCGCCGCGCGTCATCCGGCCAGGCGCGCGCAACACACACCCCAGAAAGCACAGGCCCCCGGTTGAGTCACCGGGGGCCTGGCACCGATTAGGTCCTTTTGGGTGGTTTCAGGCTGAATTCGTACCCATCATCCTGGCATCGCGCACCGCCTCGCGGAGCGACTGCTCGAGGTCCGTGGCGAACGCGACCCTGCCCGAGTTGTAGGCCCGGTCATCCGGCGTCAGCCGCGGGGCAGCGACCGCCAGCACGGACGACTCGCGCATCTCACCCACCAGCCACAGGAACCCGCTCCAAAGCGGGTCGTCGTCCTGGACGCCCTTCAGCCGCTCGCGGAACCTCGACTCGATCAGCTTGCTCTCGTCGGTTGTCATTGGAGTGAAGCCGGATCGACGCCGATCCGGCCGATCTGCTTGTTGTTCTGCTGGGTCACCGAGAACTGCAGGTTCTTGATGTACGCCTCCGGGAGGGCCCGGAACCGGCCACCCCGCTGCAGGGCCGCCTGATAGTTCGGGTTGGACTGGGTGATCTGTTGGACGAACTGCATCCGCGACTGGGCGGTCGGGTCGTTCTCGACCATGCGGGGCGGGTTCCCCAGGAACATCTGGGCCACAGCGTCGCGGACCTCGTCGAACATCTTCTGCGAGGCTTCAGCCACCGGCTGGGCGAGCTCGCGCGCCCACACCGGGTTGATCGCCCGCAGCTGGATCTGCACCCACTTCGCGCGCGGGATCACGCCCGCCGTGTCCGCCGGAAGCACCGAGTTGTTCACCGCCTCGAGGCGTTTGACCGTGAGCTCCTCGTTGAGCTCGCGCACGTCGAAGTGCAGCTCGACGCCCAGAAGCCCGAGTCGATCACGATTGGAGTCCAACCACCCAACGGGAGCCCCGGTCACGCGCGCGAACTCCGCGTCCGGCATGTACGTCTGGGCCAGGCTCACCACCTGCTGGAATGCCTGCGACCACATCATGAGGAACTTCTGGATCGCGCGCGCCTGGATGTTCTGGGAGTGGGCCGGTGACACCAACTCCGAGTTGAGCCCGAAGTAGTGGGCGATCCTCGCTCCGATGCGGTCCTCGGCCTGAAACCCGGCCGCCACTCCCGACTCCGGGATCTGCATGAACTCCGGGGCCTTCCCCGGGAGCACAGGGTTCTGGACCGCCGGGCCGAACCGGTACTTCTGACCCAGCGGCGAGTGGATGACGTTGATCGGCGGCAGGACGCCGATGCTGGTCCAGTCGATGGTGGCGTCGCGCAGGGCCTTCACCTCGTTCTGCCAGGTCCTGACGATCTCAGGCACACCGCGCGTCGCCGTGACCGAGCGACACCAGTTCTCCCGCTTCCCGACGATGTACGGATACTGTCCGTGCGGGTACTCCACCAGCTCATGCTTCGCGTAGAGCGGCCTCGGGTTCGCATCGGTGGACTTGCTCACCCGGGGATGGAACGTCGTGCAGTAGATCCCCGGCACGTTGCGGCCGTTCACCGCCCGGTACACGGCGTGCACCACCTCGATCAGATCGCGCGGCGCCTGCCCCTCGTAGATCCCACCGAACGCCGTGGCCGTACCCGGAGGCACCAGCGGCGCGATGAACTTGGTTCCGCGACCCTTCTGCTTGATGGCTTCTTCGACCCAGGCCTCGTCGTAGCCCTCATCGCGCACGCGCGCCCTCAGCTCGGCCTCGGTGAGCCACTGGCGATGGAACACCACCCGGGCGTGCTGAATGTCGGTGGTCTCGCCCGGGACAAAGACCTCGTCCCACGGACGCAGCGCATAGACCGCCGGCTGGTTCACCGCCAGGTACGGCACCGCGACCTCGGCCACACCCTTGGTCCGGATGTCGTCCAGCGCCGCCTTGAGCACACCGGGCTCCATCTTCGGGATCTCGAGGTCAACATCACCCGACTTCTGCTCGGCGGCGAACTGGTCGTACAGGAACCCCAGAAGCTCGACGGCCTGGTCCCCGGCCGCAGGGTTCAGGATCACATCCGAAATCGAAGCCAGCTCGGGCCGGTCGGGGAAGTTCGGGGCCAGCTTCGCACCGAGGGCGATCAGGTCCTCGAGCGAAACGTCCTGCTCCTTGAGCGCCACGCGCTGCTCCCAGCACGGGTGCAGCACGGTCCATCCGTAGTGCTCCTGGTACTGGGCCGACATCTCCACCTCGGTGGTCAGCGCCCCGTAGAGCACCGAGTTCATGAAGTGGTCCACCAGCTGGACGGCGTAGCCACGCACCTCGTCCACGGACGCCTTCGGCCGGATGATGGCCCGCCAGAACGCCGTCTCCAGGAGCGCCACCCGCTCGTTGATGATGTCGTCCGCGACCATCGGGCGCGTGTCGCTCGCCCCGTCCCACGGGAACGCAGGACGCTCGGGAGTGTCCTTCTTCTTCCCGTCGGGCTGCTGGTTGTCCCAGCGACAGAAGCGGACCTGGTCGGCATCGGAGATCCGGTTCCAGCCGTCCGAAAGCGGCGAGCAACGGGTGAACTCCTGGGACAGGTACGGGACGTCCGGAGTGTCCGTTGCAATGACGAGTTTGTCGGGATTCATGCGCGCAGCACCTAGGCAGTTGCTGCGCGCCTGGCCGAAGCGCGCGCGGATTCCGGTTTCGCCATTACCACAACCCCGACGGCGCGCAAGGCAATAAGGCGGGCGCGCACGTAGCGGTACTGCCTCATCCCGGGTACCACGGTGGCGATCGACGGCTCGCGTCGCCTCATCCTGGCCAGCGTGTCGGGGTGCCGGATGTTCAGCAGCTCCATCGCCTGGGACCGCGTCAGAAGTTCAGGGTGTGTCATCAGTACGATCCTCCTCCTCGGGTGTGAAACATGGCGGGCGTCAGGTGCTCCAGCCCGCTGGTGTACAGGTCACGCAGGCAGTCGATCGGGTCTCGGCACGCGCCCTTGTTGCCGTCCCGCGCGGTGTAGTTCTGCATCGCCCAGATGAGGTTCTGGCAACGGTCCGAGACGAACAGCCGCGGAAAGTTCCGGATCGGGTCCAAGGGCTTCTCCCGGTCCACGTAGAGGTCGGCCTTGATCAACTCCAGCCCGTCGTCCTCGAGGCCGGGACCGCCGGCCAGGTCGAACTCGAGGCCGGGCGCGATAACGTCACCCGACTTCGGGTCGGACTGCTGAGCCCGCAAGTCGTCCCAGATGCACGTCGTGTCCCCGCTGCCCTGGGGAAGCGGCGAGGGACCGGCCCGCCGGTCCACCGTCCGGCGCATGATCAGGTCGCCCGATTCACCGCTCCTCCAGTCAGTCCCCTCCCGCTGCAACATCAGCAGCTTGTACTGGGCCACGCCGAACCCAACAGGTTCCTGGGCCGGGCCCGCGTCGCCATCCCAGCCACGCCCCCCACTCTCCGTCGGGTTCCGCGTCGTGGTCACCGCCCACTCGCCGAGCTCACGCACCGTCGGCCATTCGTCATAGACCCACTTCGTCCCGTCCGGATCGACGAGCACCCAGAGCATGAACCAGTTTCGCGCGGCAGCCGGATCGCAGTGCATGTAGCGGGTTCCCAATTTAGGAACATTCTCCTCCTTCACCACGTTCCACGGACCGAAGTTGCCCTCGCAGTCAGCCAGCACGCGCTCGTAGCCGCCCATCGGGTTCTCCTGGGTGTGGAAGTACACCACCCGGATGTTCGGCCGCGCGCCCTCCTGCAGCACCGGCATGTGACCCCTCGGGATGTCCGGCACGTTCTGGCGGTCGGCCAGCGCCGGGGCCTCCCTGGACTCCAGGACGCGCCCGGCGCCCATGGCCTCCTTCAGCGCCGGCGTCATCCCCTCGAGCGCCGTGAACGTCCAGATCCCCGTCGCGTCGTAGGTGCTCGACCGGGTGGTCAGGAGGTTCAACCACTCGAGGGGGAGCGATTCGTCCGCGCACCAACCAACGACACCCGGCACATCAGGGCACCCCACCTGGATGCCCTCGTAGTCGGAAGGGTTCTGGGTGTACACAAGGAACACCGCCTCGGAACCGTTGGGCAGAACGAACCGCTCACTGCTGAACCCCGTGGCCTGCTCGTAGCGGATGTAGTACTTCCGGCCCGGGTCCTTCTTGAAGTTGAGCTCCTTGATCTCCGGTGGGAGGTAGTTCCAGATGTACGACTGCTGCACCTGGCGGCTGGTCTCCAGCTTCTGACAGAGGAAGATCAGGCGAGTGTTCGGGAACCTCATGAGCGACTGGACGCATCGCTTGACGCTCCACTCGGACTTCGACGCCCGGTTCCCGCCCAGCACGGCGATCAACCGGAATGGTGTCGCTGCCTTCCACTCACCAAGCTGCGGATCCGGCTCCCATGGACGGATCGGAAGTTGAGCGTCGGCGCGTCCCCAACACGGCCACTCCCAACCCTTCCGGTACCGGTCCTCCTTGGACTCGCGGATCATGCGCTCGCGCTTCGCGTAGAGCGCCGCGATCTTCTCGAGGGCCTTCGCACCGCCACGCACCACCATCTCGGCCAGCGTCTCCTCGCTGGGCCATGGAGGGTACGCGGACCGGGTCGGCCTCAGGTCGCGCTGCAGGCGCAGCCTCAGTTCCGCGACGGCAGCTTGCGTCTCCACGGTGCTCCTTTCAGGCCGATCTTCCGCAGCGCCTCGATCGCCGGCCTCACGCTGTCATCGTCCACAAACACCCGCGTCCTGTTCCGACGCACCACCCGGACCGGGATGTTGCCGGCGTTCCAATGGCGCCACATGCTTCTCGGGCTCATCCCCAATTCCTCAGCGGCCGAGACCAGGACCTCCTTCAGCTGCACTTCCTTCATCGAGCACCCCCCTTCGCCACCCATTCGAACGTGGCCAGCAACTCCTCGGGCTTCTGGTACCTTCCCAGCTGCCAGTACAAAAGGTCCCTCAGCGCGGACTGCGTGCATTGGGTGATGTCCCAAGCGGTGTATGCGGCCCGGTACCGGTCGAAGCGCCGCAACACCCACTGGTTCACCTCGTCCACCTGACGTCGCACGTAACCGTCCACGCGTGAGTAGTCGGAGGACCGCCATCCAGGCGGCGACTCCGACAACTCGATGTCCTCCGGGGGAGCGACGTTGTACCGGTCCTTCGAGTACCGATCCCAGGCGTCCAGGAACCCATCGCGATCCGCCCGAATCTCCGACTTCAGATCATCGGAGATGGTCCCCATGAAGAACGGCTTTCCGTTCCGCATCTCCACCCAACCACCGCCTGCCACCAACCTCTTCACCAGGTCGTTCACATCGCCTCTCCTTTCTGCTCCTTGACCCTGTTCGGCGAGTAGAGGTCCACGAAGCGGGTTGACCTCTTCTGAAACAGCAACTCGCACGGTCCCGTCGGTCCGTTCCGGTTCTTCTCGACGTTGAGATTCACCCGCTGGAACTCATCCTTCCAACCCAGGTTGACCTCCACCGGCTTCAGCCCGCGGCCACCCCCCGCCGGCGCCACCACCTTCGACCCGGCGGTGAACCACGCACCGTCCGCCTTTGGATCGTCCGGCTGATGGTTCGCCATCCACCGGATGTCTTCGTAGTCGTCGTCCTCGATCCGCGGCCTCCAGAGCAGCGCGATGCAGTCCGCATCCTGCTCCACGTTCCCGCTCTCCCGGAGGTCCGCCATGGTCGGCGGCCGACCGCCACGGTCCTTCTCGCTCTCGCGGTTCAGCTGCGCCATCGCGACCACCGGCATCGGCAACTCCTTCGCCACCCGCTTCAGCCAGGCCGAGCACTCGCCCACCTCCTCGTTGCGGTTCGCGCCAGGCCGTGTCGCCTGCATCATCTGGAGGTAGTCCACGACGACCAGGCCGATCTTGTGCTGCCGATACGCACGCCGCGCTTCCACCCAGACATCCTGGCCGGTCACGCGGGACCGGTGGTCCAGGTAGAGCAGGGAATGCCAGGACGCCACGCGCTCCGTCGCCTCGCGGATCGCATCCTCCTTGCCGGCCGACCAGAAACCGTTGCGGAGTTTCAGGCCGTCCACCCGGGCTTCCGCGGCGATCAACCGCGTCAGGATCTGCGGCGGCGACATCTCGATGCTGAAGAACAGCGTCGGCACCGCCAGCCGCATGGCGTGTCGGATGATGTCCAGTCCCATGGCGGTCTTTCCCGTCGATGGCCGCGCGCCGATGATGATGAGCTCGTTAGGCTGCAGGCCGGCGGTCTGGTTGTTCAGGTACCACCAGGGAGTCTCGATACCAGTGATCGCCTGCTTGCCACGGTGCCGGGCCTCCAGCATGTCGATGAACGCCGGCAGGTGCGTCGTGATCGGTGCGTAGGCCGTCGGGACGTGGGCCTCGCTGAGCTTCGAGGTGACCGACTCGAACCGAGACACCAGCCCGACGACATCCTCGGGCTCCTCGTACGCCCGGCTGGCCGTCTCGACGCACGTCTGGATCAGGGACCGGAGCGCGTGCTTGTCCTTCAGGACGTCGAGGTACCACCCGATGTTGGACGCACTGGGGACCTCGCCGCTGATCTCGTTGATGTAGGTGATGCCACCCACGGCCTCGAGTTGGCCAGACGCGCGCAGCCGCTCGGTCACCAGGAGCAGATCGAACGGCAGCTGCTCGGAGTGCATTACCCGCGCGAGCTCGAACAGCGTCTGGTGCCTGAGATCGTAGAAGAACCCCCCATCGACCCCACGGCGCAGGCACTCCTCCATCGCCTCGCCCGACTTCCCGTCTTCGCCCATGGCCTCGACGAGAAGGCAGCCGATCACGCCGCGCTCCGCCTGAGGCGAGTGCGGTGGCAGCCGGTCGGCCGGCTCGGCGCCAGGACGCCGAGACCGGCGCATCGGAATGATCGAGTCAGATTCCATGGCGCTCCACACACGCGTCGTGATCGTCCAGCGCAGCCCTCACCTGATCCGCGAGCTTCGCAAGCACCGCCCTGGTCAGATTGCTTCGATCCACGCTGGCCATGTCGTTCGGAGCCACCCAGGGACGCAGCTGGCTCCGCCCGGCGGGATACATGGCGTCCGCCCACGCGCGCGCCTGGTCCTGATATCGGAACGTCGCCACCGGCTCGTCCGGATCGCCCACAAACACAGCTGTCCACAGATCCTCTGGCATACGACAAGTCGTGATCGGGTTACTTGGATTCGGCGAACGCCTTCACGTCGATGAACGGGATCGCGCCGCTACTCACGCGCGGAAGCACCCCATCCCACTTCTCCAACGCCCGCAGCTGCAGCACCTGCGGGTTCTTCATCAGGGCGGCCGATTCGATCTGCATCGACTCAGCCTTCCCCTTCGCCGTGGCCACCGCCTGCTGGGCCTCGTACTCCTTCTGGGCCAGCAGATTCTTGGCAGCCAGAGCGTGCTGCTCCGCCGTGACCTTGGCCTCGATCGCCTCGTTGAAGGACCGGCTGAAGCTGAAGTTCACGATGTTCAGCGCATCGGTGTTGAATCCATGCGGCGCCAGTTTCTGCGCGATCAGTCCGGCCACCGCCTCACGGACGATCTCACGCTTGGCGATCAACTCTTCCGCCGTGTACTGGGCGATCACCGCCTTGATCCCCTCCTGCATGGTCGGCGCCACCACGGTCTGCATGTACTGCTCGCCGACCGTCTGATAGAGGGTGGCGCAGCGTTCCGGCACGATCGACAGGTTCAGCGCCACCGTCGCGTGAACGCTCTGGAGGTCCTTGCTGGCCCCCTCCGTCTCCACCTGCTCCTTCTGCTGCCGAACGTCCATCTCCACCACGGATTCCACCCAGGGCGTCTTGGTGAAGAACCCCTCCCCCTTGATCTCACCCGTGACACGGCCCATCCGAAGGACCACGCCACGCCGACCCGCCGAGATGGTACCCCAGGATCCAAAGCCGATGATGATGATGCCGATCACCGCGATAGTTCCGATGACCGCCAGTGCGATTGTTTTCTTCATGTGTCTCACTCTTCAGTGCGGTGGACCCGGATCCACCGCGGTGTTGGATGACACCGGCGCCGGGCCGCCGGGTTTTCACGGAAATCAGGGCTCACCCATCAGGGGCGTTCCGATATTCGATATACCGACTCACCCGCCGCTAACCTCGCTGTTAGACCAATCGGCCACCGTTGGCACCA